TATCATTTTTATGTACTTAACTTATCGTTCTAGCCATCAGAGTGGAGTACTTAATTTAAGTACTCCACGGTAACGTCTAGTACTTAATTTAAGAACTCCACTTTATCTAGAATGAATCATGCTCCAGAAATCGTGAATATATTAACATTGATAAATCAAAGATTAGAGTATATTAAAACACTTGTTCGAGATAAAAATGATGAAAAAGAGATACAGACTATTCTTACAAATATCATGAAGAAACATTTTGATATGGATTGTAAAGATAAATCCGATTTTCTTCATGTTGTGCCGTTTAGTAACGAAGAAGAAGGTGAAAACTCTTATAGACTTGAACCGCCTGGAGAACCTATTTTCTTTGGAAGGCAAAAAAGGGAGTCCGGTACGAATGTGGAAGACATATGGTCTCGTAGAATTAAAAATGCCCCTCTTCCTATGGAGAAATTTCATAGATTTAAAAGTCCGACAAAACGGCGAAGAACGAATGGCGGAAAGCGTAGTAATAATAGTCTAAAAAGAAGAACTCATAGAAGAACATGAACTCGAATGAAAAGTCGAAGGAGGCCCGAACCCGAGAGGGTGTAACGATTCTCCGAAAGCTCCGTGACCTCGGAATGTATCAGTCCGATTTCGTTTTTATGGACATAAATCAGGCAATTTCCAAGTGGGTCAAGACGGGCGAGGCGAGTAAGAACAGTTTTGCCATGCCTCGCGAAGGGCGAATTGCAGTACTCACGCTTCCCTCTAGTGCTGATGCAATTGCAGAGCTGGTCCTGCGTGTCGCCCCCTAACCGGAATTCTATGAACCCCAGACAGAATGGCATCGGAGCGCTCTGGCCTCCTTTCCGAGGGTGCCTTATACGAATCAATTTCCAGAGGAAATAAAGATAATTATTTCCTGGGAAACAAACTGGAAGAATGTGTAAATCCATTCGAATACCGTTACAGTCGTCGTCCTGCAACTGTGAGTGAGCTCCGCCATACAATTCCGCTAAACGCTCCCGACTTTGCTCGCAGCTGTGAATTTGAATTCGATATTGCAGGCGACGTCTTCAACGATACAACCCTGCTTATTGACCTTCCCACCTGGCTTCCACCGACCGAGGCCGCTCTCAATACTCAATCGGGCTACAGTATTGTCGCTGCATCTGGGCGCTCCTACGGCTACACGCGTGGTGCCGGCTACTTCCTCTTTTCGGCCATTCAACTCTTTCAGGACAAGGTGCTTCTTCAGGAATTCAGCGGCGATGCTCTCTGGGGTAGCCGACTCACCCGAGGAACTCTGAACTCCGCCTATCTTGACCAGGCTCTCACTGGAATGACGGCCGCGCCCCTATCCCGCCAGGCGACTCCTGGACGTCTCCGACTCCGTCTTCCGATGCTTGGTGCGAACACCGGTGTTCCCAGTATTGGAATGCGCCAGCAGACCTTTCGTCTCCGACTCACGATGCGACCTCTAGAGGAGTGTATCGAGTGTTCTGATGACTCGGTCTTCTATCCGACTCCCTGGAAAGAGACGGCCTTCGTTGTGACCGGCCCATCAGGAACCTATAGTGTTGCGCCTCTTCCAAGAGAGACGATTCAGCGCCCGACGCTCACGCTAGAGACGCGTCATATCTATGTTGATTACGAGTCACGTGGCGCCTTACAGAAGATGCCGCACGAGATTCCCTATGCGCTACTATACGAAAACAACTTCACATTCGGTGGGCTCGACTACAAGGGTATAACGCCAGCAACGTATCCATCATTTACGAGACTTCTTGATGCAGAGCACTCGGCCTCCCGAATGTTCTGGTTTCTTCGAACACGGGATGATCTTATGCGAGGTCGGCGCTGGTCTACTAGTGTCGCCACACCCACTGATACGAATCCTTATTATCAGAGTCTATCGCTCGTAATTGCCGCCCGAGACCGGGAATCGCTACAAGTCCCGCTGATATGGAATACTCTGACTCCTTATGCAAAAGAGGAGCGGTCTCCAGGATACACTCTGGGCACAATGAACTGGGACCTGGGAGCTGTTCCGGGCCAGAAGCCCCTTTATACGCCAGAGGGAACAATCAACTTCTCAACCGCCGAGAAGCCGGTCATTCTTATTCACCTGAGAGGGCCGACGCAGCCTCTTGTAAAATCAGATGTGGTGGAGATGATACTAGTTATTGAGTCGTGGTCCCTGTATCTTATAGAAGAGGGGCGAGGATTTATGAAGTACAGTAATTAGATGGCTAAGACGAGAAGACGACATAAGCGAATCCCCAAAATATGCCCCTGTTCACCAGACGTAGGGGATTGCCCTCGGTGCCTTCGAAAGGCTGCTAGACGCCGCACAGCACGGGTCTAAACTATTGCCCCACCAACTAGCAGATGAGTAAGCAGCCGCGTGGGCCAATAACAACGCTCTTGGATCTTACGGATCGTGATGCCCAAGAGAATGACATTTTTCCTTTAAAGACTGAAATAACATGGTTCAGCAGGGCGAAGGAGCGGAAGACGGTGAGCTTCTCTCCGCAACTACAGACCATTCTCTTTCGTGGTCCAGCGGCCTTCGGACAGCATTTCACCTTTGACCTCGGCTCTCTTCATGTGGGCGACCTCATGATAGGAGCGGCCCTCGAAATTAAACTCGGGCACTGGTTGGATGCAGGAATCCAGAATCGGCTTGCGGCCGGAATTTACAGCTACGTCGACCCCTCTCAGGCCTGGGAATATGCAAACGGCCTCGGAGCCTCGATAATTCAGAAAGCGGAGCTGGAGATTGATGGTGTAACGGTGGAGACTATTGACGGTGACTTCATAGAGGTGTTTTCCGCTCTGTATTCAGACTATAACACGCAATTCGGAGTCGCCTACGACAGTCTCGGACAACTCCCTATTCCCACACTACGGTCCATGCCACCGAGGCTCTTTCCGACGGAAGATGGAACAATTCGTTGCCCTCTTCCATTCTTTTTCGGCCGTGTGCGAAACCAGGAGGCACTGCCTCTTGTCGCAATTAAAGAGGGACTCGTGCGACTTCATATCATACTTCGCCCCTTTACTGAAGTAGTGCGACAGCTGCGAGGATACAGAAGCGCGTGTGATTCTGTGCCTATTGCTACCACGATTGCTTTTACGGATGGAACGAATCAGTACACAAGTGTGACTGCAGCGGCGGCTCCACCCATTACGGTGGCCCTCGTGACGCATGGGGCGGTCCTAGAGGGTGAGCTGCGTCAGGGGCTGCTGCGAAAACCGTTTGAGATGCTTCACAGGGAAGTACAGACCTTCAGTTTCGACGAGCCGCTGAAGTACACGGTGAACAAGCGCCAGGACACCATTGTTGTTCAGCTGCCTCTAGAGCCGAATCATCCGGTGGAGGAAATTGTATGGTTCATTCGCCGTAAGGCTACGGGTTTGAATAACGAGTGGACGAACTTCAGCGACAAGGTTGAGCAGGAGTGGGCGGGGGTGAATTTTCGGACTAATCCGATGCTAGTGTCTGCACGGGTTCAGATTAATGGTATTCTTCTTTTAGAGGCGGACGAGCAGTATTTCAGACAGCATATTGCGTCCAAGCACAAGGGCGGCTACGCGGCTTATGATAAATACATATATGGCCTATCGTTTGCAGAGGCGCCAGGAGGTCATGAACCCACTGGGTCAATCAATACCTCTAGGGCAAACTCTGTACGGCTCACTCTGGAAGTGCGCCCTCCGCAGGGGCTTCTCGATTCGGAATGGGAGGTGAAGGTGTTCTGTATGGCCATAAACTGGATGCGCTACGAGAACGGTTTGGCGAATGCTGTCTTTGAGGATTAAATTCATCGCGATTGGTAGGATTAAGATGGCAAAGGCCAGTAAAACACGAAAAGGGCGAAAGCGAGGAGGAGGATCCTGCAGCTCAAAGCCGTGCCCTGTTACAGTTAGAAGTACATTGATTGACCTTATTAATGATAGAAGTGTGTCAGTAGATGATATTAAGAGAAAGCTTCGCGGCATCAATGTAAATGCGCGTATTGGCAGCACTACGCCTCTTATTGCCGCGGCAGGAGTCTATAAGAACGGTCTGATTGAAGCGCTTTTAGAGGCTGGAGCAGACCTGAAGGGAACAGATGCATCTGGAAACACGGCGCTACATATTGCGGCTTTCAAGTGGGAGCTCGGAAATGTTTTGGAACTTCTGGAGGCTGGAGCGGAACCGAACTCGGTCTCGGCAAATGGCATGACGCCTCTTATGTTCGCTGCTTCCGTGAACGCTGCTGATGTTGTTACTGCTCTGATGGATTACGGAGCGGAACTGAACTTGCGAGATGCGCATGGCCATACGGCTCTCAACCTTGTAGGAGCGAGTGACAGCAACTCTAATGCAGCTAGGCACCGTGAGTGGAGGAATGAGGTGATACGACTTTTGTGTGAGAGAGGAGCGGTCGGCGCAGAATGCCAGAAGCCTTGGACTGCAGGCGAAACAGTAAATGTTGGTTACGTAAATATTCCCGAAGGAGTGGAAAATGCAATAACCACTCATGTTATTGAGCCGGGTACGAATATGGTGAATTTCCAAGACGAAATTAAACATAGACGGTATTATACCCGAAAAACATTTAATGATTTTAAGGAACCGAAAATGAATCCTTTTACTAGAGAGCGTATTACGCGAATCCGGACAGGAAAAGCGCGTGTTAGAAAATAGGGGCTACCGTCTAATACTGAAATTAATAACCTAAAAATGATATGGCGCAAAGCGCCTTATATCATTTTTATGTTCTTAACGTATGGTTCTAGCCTACACGGTATTCCAGATGACACCTTTAACGCCTACGACGGCCGCCAGTTTGGGATTTACCCGGAAACGCTTCAAGTAAGAACCCGCTTATAAGAAAAAGTACTGGTGATATTAGGAGAAGTAGGAACGGAACAGCAGCATACCCAAATCTGATTGAATCAAAAGTACAGCTTTGTCCACCACTTTGTGGAAAAAATGTATGACAGTTTCTACTTAAATATATACTCAATACAAATCCGCCTATAATCCACAACACAAAACCCAATCCCAAAGTAGCTTGTAAGATCTCGTCACCACTAGCCATCTTCTAGAACTGAAAAAGAAATTATTCTTGGAATCGAAAAATGCCTTTAATGCCTACGACGGCCGGCGGACTGTTGAATATTAGTAGGAGCATTTGATTGTTTATTTGCAGAAAAAAACGGTATAATTAATGGAAATACTGTCCCCGCAATAAGTATAAATATAATTAAATAATATCCTGGAAATATCATGAGTTGCAAGGCATTCATCAGTGATATACATTGTAGTGTTGATACATTTGAATCTTTAGCAACAATTGATGTACAAGTCATGTACGGAAAAATAACAAAAGCCCCAATAATCCAGATCCATCCAATTACCAAAATTATCTGCAAAGCGATTGATAAAGCAGACATTCTTCTAGAAGTAAAAAAGAAATTATTCTTGGAATCGAAAAATGCCTTTAATGCCTATGACGGTCGGCGGACTGTTGAATATTATTAGGAGCATTTGATTGTTTATTTGCAGAAAAAAACGGGTACACCGCAGAAAATAACCAGTATACAGGCATATAGAATATTGTTATAATAATACCACTTGATAGTAAATCGTAGATTCTAGAGACCTCGGGATCTGTATTTTTTACCAAACTGAAATAAAGATAATACAGTCCTATAATTCCCCACATTATAATTAAAGGATACATGCGTTTATAAAACACGTATACAATAAATTGAAAAAGTACAATAAGAAGAAATAATGCTGCAGCAGGTAAATAAAGTAAGTTAACAAAGAAGATGGAAACTTCTTCGCCTGCCATATCTTTCTATAAGTGAAAAAGAAACTACTCTTGGAATCAAAAAGCGCCTTTAACGCCTACCGTGGAGAAGTACTCCACCGTATAATTAATGGCACTACTGTCCCAGCAATAAGCAGAACTATAAGTACCGTCTAGTACTGAAGTTAAGTACATAAAAATGATATGGCGCAAAGCGCCTTATATCATTTTTATGCACTTAACTTATCGTTCTAGCCTGCAGAGTGGAGTACTTAAATTAAGTACTCCACGGTAATTTAACTCGTACAAGGTTTACCACTATCCATGACACACATACCGGAAAAAAAAATCTGAAAATAGAAACCAATCAACAACATAAACCAAAGTGTAAAATTAAATACCAAAGCAATTTCTAAAAAAGAATTTCCAAATGAGCGCAGGTATAAAATACAAAAAAATAATGGCATTAATTTCAAAATTGTTTGCAAGAAAACAGGGGGCATTCTTCTAGAACTTAACAAGAAATTATTATTGTATCGTCTAGTACCGTTGAGTACTTAATTTAAGTACTCCACTCTGATGGCTAGAACGATAAGTTAAGTACATAAAAATAATATGAGGCGCAAAGCGCCATATCATTTTTAGGTACTTAACTTAAGTACTAGACGTTACTGAACTTCCGTACTAGATGATACTCCACGGTAACCGGATAGCTCATTTAGCGCCTACGACGACCGGCAGATTGGTTAGTCGGTACTTGAACATTTTGAACAGTTGGTACCTCCATTGGCATAGGTATAAATACATCAAGTATTGCTCCTATTGTTGTAGATATGATACCAAATAAAACAACTGGATTGGATACTAGCTTATATGTACAGTTAAATGCAGTGTCAGAGCATTCTCTAAAGAAATTAACAGCAGCAATACCTAACAAGAAAAGAAGTAGTATAATACTTGCTTTCATTCTTTTATAATAGCAAAAGAAATTATTCTTGTACCGTCTAGTACTTAATTTAAGCACTTCAAGGTAAGCAGAAAGCCCCTGCCTAAAATATACTCCCTCATCTCCTCAGATGGTTGCCTCGCTTCTGCGAGTCCTACATAGTGGAATTCAAGATTCGCGTCTTCTTCCTCCAAAGGGCAAACCGAATGTTGAACTCTTCTCCCGTGTTCTTATACGTGCAGGGCGATTCACAACTCAATGGGTCCGCCTAGATTTTGATACACGCCCTGCTTTCGGCACGAAATCTGTTATAACAATTCCGAGAAAGGGACATCTAGTTGCACGGTTGTATCTAGTGACCACCATGCCCGATATAGATACTACACAGGCCGCCGCTCTACAGGCAGCAACTAAGGCTGGCAACACCTTCCTCGGTCCGTACTACAGTTGGACGAATTCGCTGGGTCACGCGCTTCTTCAAGAGGCCACCGTTGAAATTGGAGGAGTCCGAGTGGAGCAAATTGACGGCCAACTTCTTGAGGTCCTCGACGAATTCTACACACCTCTCGAAAAACTTGAACTCGCCAACACGCTTCTTCAAAGAAATATGACAAATTTTCCACAATTTCCTGCGGCCACTACGGGAGTCGTAGGAAACCCAGTAACCGCCATAACCCCTCTCCCCTTTTGGTTCAGTAAAGGCGACCCTGGAGTCTATTTACCGGTTGACGCTCTGGCCGCGGATCCTGTGAAACTCACAATTCAACTGAGTCCTCTGGCGAGTCTCTATGTTAGTTCAGCACAGCGCTCAATTGCGAGTGCAGCAGCGCCAGGTGATGGTTATTTTCCTTTAACGTCTTCGCAACCCTTTTACATGAGTTCGCCGACAGGAAAGCCAATCTTCGGCCTCGGAGGAGACCCGACAAAATCTGTAAATGCTGTCGAGATTCCCGGTGTTCAGATGCCCGGATTGTTTCAAGGAGATACCTATATTATGGCTGAATACGTGTATTTGGATAGTCCCGAAGCCAACAGATTCCGTATTTCGGATATTGAGGTTCCGGTTACTCAGCACTACGCCTTTGACCCTTATGACACGAAGAGCGCGTCTAAAGGGAATATTAATCTGCGAATTCCGAATCCGGTCAGAAACATATTCTTTTACGCTCAACGATACGAGGCCACCTTTTATAATGCACCGTTCTTGGCCACAAGGGACCTTTCAGGTTCCGATGCACCGGCCGCTCCTTGGTGGCCGAATGCAGTTCCAATTAACTCCAAGGTTCCAGGGCCCATACAACCGGCGTTCGTATTTAGGGATTCCGAGCCAATTTCGGGAATACAGCTCAACTATGAGGGAAGCCTCGTAAGGTATTCTACGAC